AGTAGGTGGTATTGCTAAAAAGGGTGCAAAGTTTGTAGGTAAAGTTTATAGAAATATGGGTAGATAATGGCTGACCCAAAAAAAATAGTTAAAATTATTCAAGCAGTAAAACCTAAAAGCCAACCAGCAAAAGCAGTAGGCAGTGCAGCAACTAAAGGCCGTACTGGTACTAATATAAATGCTAAAGGTAAAAAGGTTAGTGAGAAAACCGTTAGAGGTTCACGCCCATCTATTCGTCCAGAGGATAAATTAAAACCTGGTATGAAGGCTAAGACTGATGAACTTGGCTTTATGGTAAGTAAGCAAAGAATAACTAAGGGTGTAGTGCCAAATCTTGGCGTTAAGAAAACTCCTTTTGTTAGAAGTAATGCAGATGCAAATAAAAAATTAAAAGAAATTAATAATAATCTTTCTTCTCTTAGAAATACTTGGAAGCGTACTCCACCTTCAAAACGTGCTGGTATTGAAAATTCAGCAAAGCGTCTACAGTCTCAGAAAGATGCTTTAATCAAACAACTTAAAAAAGGTAGCAAATAATGCCTAATCCTAAAAAAATTGTTAAGGCTGTTAAAAAGGCTACAAAGAAAAAACCAATGAGTCCTAAACAAAAGACTTATCAAATCCGTGGTGCTGAACAAAAAAGAGAACGAGAACTAGAAGCAAGAGGTGGAAGAGCCTCTGCTGAGTTTATTGCAAAACTAAGAAGAGAAACATTTCCTGAACAATACAAATAAGGGTAGGTAGTTAATTGCTAAGTATTGAACAAATTGCAGCGAGAGTTGACTCTCTTAAACATCGTGCTGCCGACCAAGATGCTAGAGCACAAGATGTTCTTGCTGTCCGTAAAGGCAAGATTGCATCTGTCTATCCAGAGTTTTTTCCAGAGGGTGTAGACGCAAATGTCGTTGCAAATTTTATTGATATCGTTGCCAGAGACCTGTCAGAGGTTATGGCACCACTTCCTGCAGTTAACTGCTCGGCCGCTAATCAGGTCAGCGACCGTGCTCGTTCTTTTGCTGATAAGCGTACTCGTATTGCCGCTAATTATTTTGCTCACTCAGATTTACAAGTACAGATGTACACAGGTGCAGACCACTACATCACATTCGGTTTCGTCCCATTCATAATTGAATTAGACGAAGAGGCAGGGCTGCCGCGTATTAGAGTAGAAAGTCCAATAGGGGCTTACCCAGAGTTTGACCGCTACGGACGCTGCATTGCCTTCGCTAAAAGATACTCACTATCAATTGCAGAATTGGTATCTCAATTCCCAGAGTATGAAATGCAACTTCTGGGTAGAGAAGGCTATCGCCAGGACTTAAATGCAACGGTTGACTTTGTTCGTTATTACGATAAAGACCAATCATTAATTTATATACCTAGCCGTAATAACTTAGTTTTATCTCAAGCGGTTAATCCACTTGGAAAGATGATGGTTGTTGTTGCTAGACGTCCAACTGTTGATGGTGAAATGCGTGGACAGTTTGATGATGTTCTAGGTATCCAACTGCTTCGTAATAGGTTCGCATTACTTGCGATGGAAGCAGCAGAGAAATCTGTTCAATCACCAATTGTTGTTCCGCAAGATGTTCAAGAAATTGAGTTTGGCGGAGATTCAATCATCCGCACAAATAACCCAGCAGGTGTTCGCCGTGTTGAACTGCCTATACCTAATGGTGCATTTACTGAACAAACATTACTACAGCAAGAACTAAGAACTGGAACTCGTTATCCAGAATCACGTACTGGTAATCTTGATGCAAGCATTATTACTGGTCAGGGTGTTCAAGCCCTTATGGGTGGTTTTGATACACAGGTTAAATCCGCTCAGGCTATCTTTGCTTCAGCACTTAAAGATGTTATCTCAATCTGTTTTGAAGTTGATGAGACATACTTTGATTTTGACAAAACAGTCCGTGGCGTAGATGCTGGTTCTCCATATAGCATTGATTACAAGCCTTCAAAAGATATTAAGCAAGATTACTCAGCCGATGTCCGTTATGGAATGTTGGCAGGACTTAATCCAGCACAGGGACTTATCTTTATGCTACAGGCATTAGGCGCTAAAATTATTTCTAAAGATATGGTTATGCGTGAACTACCATTTGGTATTAACGTAACTCAAGAACAAGAGAAGATTGAAATTGAAGAGATGCGTAACTCTTTGATGGGTTCACTACAAGCCTATACGCAAGCAATTCCACAGATTGCATCTCAAGGTGGCGACCCAAGCGATATTGTTATGAAGATTGCTGATGTAATTAAAGCCCGTCAAAAGGGAGTAGCAATTGAAGACGCAATTGAGGAAATATTTAAACCTGAAGAATTACCTCCTGCTGGCGCTACTCAGGTTGAGCAAACGTCCCCTGCTCCCGCTGCACCAGTAGGAGGCATCTCACCTGCTGCAGCACAAGGTGGTGGATTACAAAGTCTTTTATCTAGTTTAACATCTGGCGGACAGGCTAGTGCAAGTGCAAGGACAGTTGTAAGACGATAAGTTAGAAGGGGACTATGACTGCAATAGTTGGTGTTCAGGGTAAAGGCTGGGCTGTGCTTGGCGCAGATACAGTAACCTCTTACCAAGATAGACCATACGTAGCCAAAGGTTGCGACAAGATAGTTAAAGTTGGTGAGTATCTAGTTGCAGTTGCAGGTGATGCAATTGTAGGAGATATCTTAAATAACTTATGGCAACCACCTAAAGTAATTAAGACGCAAGACCCAGATAGATTTATGATGATTAGGGTATTGCCATCTATAAAACAAACTATAATAGATGGTGGATATGACCCAACACCTAAAACAAAGAATGATGATGATTCTGGATGGGACGCATTAGTTTGTTTTAATGGAAAGATATTCCAAGTTAGCGATGACTATGGATATATGAGGGATGACAAAGGTTTGTATGCTATAGGTTCTGGTGGAACATTAGCCCTTGGTGCGTTAGCAGCAATGGAGTCTGAAGTTAAAACCCACGCTAAAGCATCTGGCGCAGTAAAAAAAGCAATTAACATAGCAATTGAATATAACGTGTGGTGCGGTGGTACCGCAAACATTAAAACACAATTTACTAAGTAGGAGGAAGTGTGGCACAGCAAGGTGGATATAGAAAACCGAATAACCCAGCCCCAGTATCAGGCCCTGGCTCTCTTAGTCAACGTACTGACGGGGGTCCAACACAACCTGCAACCTACATTCCAGGATTACCATATGGACAAGGACAACAAACCTACGACAATCAAGTAGCAGCACCTATGGCTGGTAATCCAATTCCACAAATGGAAATGCCAACACCATTGTTAGCCCCTACTGCACGTCCTAATGAACCTATTACCTCTGGAGTTGATATAGGTGATGGACCTGGCTCAGAAGCAAAACGACCATTACCTAATCCTTCATATACAATTCAAGAAGTAATTAGAAATTTAATCCCATACGACCCATCTGGTGATGCAGAATTAATATATAGAAGTTTACTTGACGAAGGGTACTAATGGCATATCGTCTTAATCCAATAGTAGCCAAGGCTAGTCCAAACCTTTATGCCGCTGCTAAAGCCGCAAATATTCCTATGGAACAGGGAACTCAACTAGAGCAATTTGGTTGGACTGTTGATAAAAACAAAAAACTAAATCAATTACCTATTGATGTTGCTCGTAAAGAATTTCAGAACCTAGACCCTAGTGCTCAAGAAAAACTAAAGTTTTTATTTCCAGAATCAGATTATCAATTAGCAGAACCAGGTGCTAGTAACTATCTTACTGGTGCAATAAAAACTGGATTTACAGTTCTTAAGAGTCCATTGGTTTTATTGTTTAAGGCTGCTGGTGTTTTCAATAGAGCAATTAATACACCCTACCTACTAGCCCGTCAGGCTGCACAAGGCGAAGGTTTATTTACTAAAGAGTCATTTAGTGATGCTTGGGATGGTCGCAGAGTTTATGACCAAGGAGCATTAACAAATGCTATGGATTATTTTGGTGTTGAAAAAGTAGAGATAGCAAAAGGTTTAATTGCTGGTAAAAAGCCAGGAGAAATTATTGCTGCTAGTGGTGCAATAAATCCAAAACTATTAGATGCTTTAGAAGAAGCCTACAATAATCCAGAAGCATTTCAGCAAGTAATGGATGGCGTTAAGAATGCACAAGTATCTCCAGGTAGAGATATTAGCCGTGCTACTGGCATACAAGGCATTTCTGGTCCTATAGATTTTATATATCAAATT